AATTGAGATTGGAACTGAATCCTAGCTTGTCTTGGTCTTTGTGCCATTATTTGAAGCCTCCAATGCCACCAGAGTAGTTCCAGTCAGATGAGTAAGTTCCTGTTGCTTCAGTAGTGCCACCACCATAACCGCCAGTAGCCATACCAATCTGAGTAGCACCAGATAGCAGTGAACCAAGGCCAGCAATATTACCAGCCCTAGCAGCATTTGCACCTTGTCGTCGCAGTTGAGCCTGTTGCAGTCGAGAGGATAGCCCAGCCATACCGCTTTCCAGACTTGCTGTCTTTGCAGTCTCCAGAGCGATACTAGCGGGGGTGCCTTCCATCTTAATGCCAGACATACCTGCTGCTACAGCATTAGCCGCCAAAGCCCTACCAAGAGCCTGTTGACGTTCTAGTTCTGCGCCTTCAGCTTCAATGCGCTTCATCTCAGCTTCGCGCTCATACGCAGCCTTCTGCGCTCTACCTTGCTGTACTGCGCCCATTACTTGCAGTCCAGTGCTTGCAACCATCATTCCTATAAGCCATGTTGGGAGCATTCTATCTAACCTCTCTTATGACGATGATACTTCATACCCGATAGCTTGCAGGTGGAATGGAGTACCTTTTGGCACTGTAATCTCAGGGACAACTTCTACGTCCCAGCCATTACCACCGTTGTTATCTTGTATGATACCAGTTCTTGGGGTGTAAGGTGTATTAAGCGGGCTATCTTCTGCTTCGCCTAACTTTCTAATTGGCACATCATTGCCGTCAATCTGTATCCCTGCACTCTCATATACACGCAGGTTCATGCGAGAAATCCTTTTGCGCTTCATTGTGTTTTGCCCGCCTTGGTACACATTGGTATTCAGCGGCATAGGCTTCACTGTAACAGGGAAGTTAAGGCCAATCTCCAGGTCTCTAGTGGTAAACCCTGTAAGCTCTGCGGCAGTAATAGTGATGCCCCACTCACTTTCTGATAAGTTAAATGTTACATCCCTGTCAGGCAATACATTTCCATCTGCAAGAACGCCAACAGTGTAAAGAGCAAGCCTAGCACCAACAGGAACAAACACATCGGAGCCAGTAGCTGTAACAGTTGTTTTAAGGCCAGACTCCAGCAAGTAAGCAAAATCCCAACGCTCAATGTCATAGTAACCAGCAGCGTTAGCAGTTCTCTGAACAACCATGTAAAGCTCTTTGCCAACTACAGCGCATGATTTAATGTAGTTCTTTCTTGGCTGCGCCCCAGTGTCGCCAGAGTCGTATGGAGTCCATCGGGTAAATCCATTGATGTCTTGGGCGCGCATGGTATTTAGCACAGCACCACCGCCATCCTGGTTTACAACAAACAACCAGTTGGCATCATCAGTAGTAGTGCCTGGAAGTATTGCCATATCTTCAGGCTGATCAATCAGTTGCGAAGACAACACCGATATATCATTCGACGTATAGGCATCCTCATTAAAGTTATACAGGAACTGTCGCAAGGTCTTACCATTCTGGTCAACAAACAATGTCGCACCATCAATAGATTGAGTCTCTAGCCCAAATGTACCATGCCTAGTCTGCTGCTCAAGGATAACAGTAGCAGGGGTGTTGCCCTTTACTACAAACTCTGCGCCAGAGCAAAATACCTGCAAGCCGCGATCAGGGTTAATATCAACAATGTTGGTCAACCCTCGACTATCAATGGTAATAAAGATTGCGTCATCATCAGCACCGTCATTAACTTCAAAGTTGAAAAAGTCTCCAGGACGCGATGCAAACAAACTTTGGGGCTTAGACTTAGTGCCGCCCAGCCATAAACGACCATCATGGAATACACCGATAGACGGATAACCCCTAGTGTCAGACCATATATCTTCTCTGCGAGATACGCCTGTCTGTATTTTTACGAAGGCAAGTGTGTCTGATGCGCTGGCATGAATGCCAACAGGAAACCCAGAAAACAACTCAAACGCCTTGGTTGAGCCATTGCTAATAGTTATTGTGTATTCATGGTTGCCAGTACGCTCTACTGTTACGCCAGTAAACCCAAACACTGACATCTCTTGCAAGTTGCGCTGAATGTTAAACGCGGTTGCAGATCGCTCATCAGCAGTGCCATCCCCAGCATAAGTAATGGTCTTACTAAGTATGCCCTCTACATCAATCTGGAACTGTTCCCCCTCACTAAAGCCGCTAAAGGTAACTTCCTGTATTTCATCGGTAGGTATAGGGCTGCTTGAATCATCAAAGTCATACTGAGGTACATTCACAAAAGGAATGTTATCTACAACAAAAGCATTAATAGCATCAGTCCCGTCAAAGATAATCCTAATAGGTGGATGATCCTCATGGAACATTAACATAACGCCCTCAGTCTGAGCAGCCCTTACTTCCATAACTTCATCAGCAAGGTAAGGCACAACGACATCAGCAACATAGTCTGTGGTTGTACTGCCAGTATGAGGCGCACGATAGAACCGAAGATTGCCCTCACTCAATACTGCCAAGTAAGATTGATCTGGGCCATAGTCCCAGTCAAACATTTTGGCCTCATTGATATTCAGTGAGTCTTCAGACTTAAACCCAAACTCGCCAACCTTTACAGCAAAGTTCTCTTCATCAGTAGTAGCAGTGCCATCCAGGTCAGTTCTGATTCTCCAGTATTGCTTGGTAAGGCTATCAATCTTATATCTTACACTTACTGGGTTAAGGTTGTTTATCTCAAATGATGTAAGAGTAGTCCAGTCAACATCATTCTCAGACCACTCTACAAAGATATTAGTTGCATATTTTTTAGTTGGAACAGGCGTAGTGGTATAAACTAGGCTGATGTTTCTAACATCAATAAAGTCAAATGTCCCAGGTGTTGCTGTTAGATTGTAACGAGCAACCACAAAGCCATCAGTCCCAACTGTTGCGGCAGATTGAGTCTGCCCAAAAGTCTCATCATTTCCGTCATTGACGTTAGCTGGAGTGCCGCCATTAGGCATAGTGGGGTTGATCGCAGTTTGGCGAGTCAAGTCGCGTACAGTGCTTGCAATAAACTCTGTGCCAGGTCTACGCTTTACGCCACCCTGAGGGACAATAACCACATTCTCGGCAGTCTGAGCGCCTCTGTAGTATTGTTCAAGGTCGGTACGTCCTAGCAGTAATGGTGACAGTTCCCCGCTGGCAAAGCTGGTTTGCAGGTTTTGTGACTTTGCCATTAGAACCTCACATCAATAAACGGTCTGTATGCAATAGAAGATTGTGGATGCTGCTGGGAGTCTGTGTATCGAGCCATGCGACTAGCATTCTGGTACTGTCTCGCAAGCAAGTCCATCGAGGTCGCGCTGTCTCGGATAGATGGCGCAAAGTCCATGCCCAAAGCATACTCTACCATCTTGCAGAAGTATGGGGGCCAATCGCCCTCTGAGGGCTTGTGAATGTATTCGGCATACAGGGTTCCGCTGTAGTTGCAGTAAACCTTGTCGCCTAGAATCTGGTATTTAATTAATGGTTCCAACTTGATCAGGGTGATCATGTCGGCTGGCAGTGTGTATGTGGTCTGCCATTCATCGCCTACAGGGGCTGCTACGTCCTTGCTAATCTCAATCTTTTTACGAGCAAAACCCCAACGGTGCTTGCTGAGTTCGTTCTCAACAACATTGTCGTATAGGTTGGTAGCTACAATCTGAGCGCGAGTGCCATCAGTCAGGGAGGTCAATGGCCTGTCGCCAATCAGAATAAGTGCATTATTAATTAACGATAGCTTACTGCTTGCCATAATAAACCTTTAGTTTGGAAAGAAAGGGGGCCGAAGCCCCCATTCAGGTACTACTTATGCGTCGCCTACGGCTGTGCCAGACGCAAGATCAACAACACCAGCGGCATTGGTCTTAACGAAAGATACAGTTACAGCGGGAGCATCTGTGTCTACTACCAGTACAACGTCACCTACAGAAAGCTCTGAGGAAGCGTTGTTGAAGTAGCCAGAACCAGTAACAGTCGCAGGTGCATCAACAGAAGCATACACCCAAGTTGCGCGAGAGTCACCAGAACCACCAATTCGGCATAAGCCATCTCGTGAAAAAGCCATGATAATATCTCCTTACGCGGTTTCGTCGTATTGAACTTTAACGATGCCGAGGCCATCGCGAGAAACTGCACCAGCCTTCAGAGCGCCATTACAGAGCCAAGAAGTGCGGTCAGCGATCCAGTCAACGCTAGTCTTCATATCGATGCCGATAGCCAGGCCAACAGCAGAACGATGGAAGAAGTAAGAGTCAACGATGTTAGCAGCAACAGTCAGGCCACCTTCATCACGATCTTCAACTACGATGAACTTGAAGCCACCGAAAGTATCAACATCGCCATTTACCAGAGCCTTAACATTAGCGTAGTCAGAAGAAGTTACTTCCTCCTGGTTCAGCAAACCGTCCAGACCACCAGCGTTTACAACAGCGAACAGCTCAGAGTTAGGTACACCCTGGCGACGCAGAGCAACCTGAGCGTCGATAACCTTAGCAGTAGTCAGGTTAGTGCCACCTTCAACTACAGTAGCAGCGTAAGTGGTTTCAGCGTCCATAGCGTCGATAACGAGCTGGTCACAACGACGACCCAGAGACTGTGCGATAGTGCTTGCAAGCTCTTGCTTCTCGTCAAAGTTTACTTCAGCAGCATCGAACATATCTGTGTACTCTGGAGCATTCCAGTTAGACAGAGTTGCAGTTGCGAAGCTGTGGGATACGTCCATTGGAGTAACCAGATCAGAAGTAGACTTCTGGTTAGCCAGACCTTTGCCCATGTTGCGGAACTTGTAGGTATCACCTACAACATTGTTTCGTACAGTAACAGCAGGACGGAGCAAGCTAGAGCCTTGGTAGGCGTGCTTCACCATGCTGTCAAATTCGGTAACAGCTACCGATGATAATGTCTTACTCATAATAGATTCCTCAAAAAATAGAGTAAATTAACAAAAATATTTTTTAAGGTTTTAGCTGAGTACCCAGTAAATTTGGTCAGCATCCAACCTAACTTACTGGGCCTTGGAGAAAGGGGTGTCCAGTGTGCCGATTATACACCGAAACACCCCATAAGATCAACCGAATACGTGATGATGCGGCTTATCGCCACCAAATTCCTTCATCATCTTCTGGATTTTGCGCTCGTGAGCCATATCAATGCTGCGGAGCAGTTGTCCATCATCGGTTCTTTTGAACATCTCGGCTTCAATGTCTGCCCAGCTCATACCGGTAGGATGCTCTCCACCGTCAATAGGCAGCTTCTTGGGGGCAGTTGCACTGACAATCATTTCAATTAACTGAATAGATTTTGCGTCTGTTACCAAGTCACGCGCAGCTTCGTATGTTTCTGCATCCAGATTGTTCTTCAGGAAGCCCTCAACATTCTTGATTCGTTGCTGTGCATTTTCACCTAGTGCTGCAATCTCTTGTTCTTGAGAT